ACACGATACCGCATAGTTATTATCCACACGTGTTATTAAACATAACTGCTATGAATAACGCCAAGATTGAATTAGGCTTCTTAGAGGAGTATGAAGCATATGATCTTTTAGGGGTCATAAATAGAGGATTCAACTTGAACGTTAAAGTAGTTTCTGAATTGGCTGGTGCCACGTTACCAGTCGATTTGCAAGTGGAAATATATGCTATGCTCAAAAATCCGGTTCTATCTTTACCGATGGCTCAATCAGGTGAGTCTGATCTGGCAGAAAATGCTGAGACTGGCCTGGTTACCAAAATTTCTGGTGCTGTTGCTGATTCATTAGAATTGGCTCAAACAGCACTATCACAAATTCCTGTAATAGGGACTTTTGTACCACCTCTAACGTGGACTGCACGGGCGTTTAATAAAGTATCTGCCTACTTTGGTTGGTCTAAACCAATCAATGTGGAAGTTGCTAAAAACGTCTGTCCAGCCGTAGCCTGGAGGATGTGCAACGGAGAGGGAGTAGATAACTCCGTTGCCCTGGCGATATCCCCGGATAACGCTATAGATTCAGCAGAGAATTCAATATTTAAGTTGGATGAAATGGACTTTTCTTATCTATTAGAACGGAAGGTGATGACGAAAGTCACTTCAATAGATAAAAATACAAATCCTGTTAAGATTGATTTAGGTCAATCACAGGAAGTATTAACACCAGCTGACCTTGTTTTAAATTGTTTCAATTACTGGAGATTTTCAGTTAAATTTGAAATAAATTTAGTCAAAACGAGATTTCACACTGGACGTTTAATTGTTCAATACTATCCAGCTCAATCCGCAGAACCAACAACCAATTTGATTATGGAACGAAATATGAATAAACTCTACACTAAAGTTATTGATATATCTGAAGTGGATAGATTTTATTTCACAGTGCCTTATATGCATAACCAACCATATAGGATGCTGGACGAATCATTTGGTTCTCTTTATATAGGACAACTAACTCAATTAGATTACCCTGATACTGTTTCACCAAATATTGGTGTAATAGTATATCGTGCGATTTCTGATTGTGAAGTATCTGCACCTATGTTCAAACCCTTTCCGTCTACTTCCAGGGCGCAAGGGTGCTGTGATAATACTGAACCTATAATCGCTGATGATTTGATACCTGTTTTCACTCATGATTTCTCTAAAGAGATCGGAGGTGAAAAGGTTTCAAACCTTAGAACGTTGGCAAAACGTTTCACCCAAGCTGACACTATATCAGCTATTAAT